CTTTCCCGCCTTTCCTGGCCGGTGCCAGGGCCACTTTATTCTCCTTCATTAGCCTCTTGTGCTGCTCATGCCCCGTGACGTACACGGGATTACCGTCTGCCGCCAGGTTGTGAATCCAGCGGCCCTCCCCTTCCTCAAAATACAGGAGCGGTTTAGCGGTCATGGACGGCACGTTGCTCATGGAATTCCCACACTCGCATATCTCGGTCTCGCAGCCGAGATCCTTGACATTATGATAAAAGCCGTCCCTCAGATGCCCTTTAAGGCATTGGAATTCAAACAGCACCGTTACCTCCCGCCCCCTGTATGAGTCTTGCTGCTAACGCACTTTGCATCCCTCCGTTGCCGTTCACGGCACTTTCTTGACCCTTTTCTCCGCCTTGATTCCTGCCCGCCTGATTCGCCCTGATCTGTACCAGCTTCTCGCCACCAGCAGACAGACTCTCCTTCACGGTATCAGGCACATTCTCAAACATATCCAAGATCCATCCCAGAAATTCCGGTGACGCACTCAGTATGTCCGGTCCCAGGATCTTCATCAAAGCCAGCGCATCCTGCCTCTCAGCCTCCAGCGTCCTCGGCCTTGCCGACCCTGGGACCACTCCCACATCGGCCTGAAATTCTAACTCCTCCCGCGTTACCCGTTGCCACTTCTCCTTGCCGTACCGCTCCATGATAGCTTTTTTAAGAGCGGGTAGCACCTGAAAGGCCTCCGGGGGGATCTTAAGCACCGAGGTTGCGTACTCGCCAAACTCCTTATCGGTGAAGCCCCTCAGTTTGATCCACATCCCTATCGTAAGGGTCGCCTTCACTAACTGGAGCATCTTGTGACCCGCCGTAGTCAGCCAATCGTTGATAGAGTCCTGGAGGTCCACATCCCGCAGATTGGACTCTCTCAGAGCTAACTGCTCCTGCCCTAGCGTTTCCGCATTGGGAGACCCCCTCCTGGAGCCGGGAAGGCCCGTGATGCGCTCGTAGTCGTTCTGGAGCATAGGCACCGCCCGGTCTATCCCCGCATTGACATCCGGGAAGACAATCGGCACCGGGGGGCGGTCTACGTTGTTTAACCGTACCGCCTCCATGTCCCTATCACTCTGGAGCGCCTTCTGAGCCTCGTCCTCGTCTGGGAAGGTATCATCGGCATAGCCGATCTTACGCGCCGACCTCTTGGCCCCCTCTATCTGGAGCCTCCTGATCTGATTGTACTCCCGCTGCGGGTCTAGCCAGGAATTAGTGTGCGGATAGGGCCAGGGAGAAGGCTCCGGTGCCAGGATAGGGGTCCAGCCTTGCAGGATAGCATAGGGGTGATCCTCCACGCCTTCCGGGAGGGGCTTATCGACCATAAAGTCCTCGAAATTCTGCCCCTCCGCGTGAAGCCTGACCCGTTTCTTACGAAAGTCCCAGATCTGGAAATAGCGAAACCACTCATCCTCGGGATTGCTCACGCCATCCTTCGGCGCTCCCTGCGTGGTCTCCGAGGCGACAAACTGATCGCGGACTTCCTTTGACCCGAGATTCTCATCGTCCTTGGCCTCGTCCAGGTGTACCCGAATTTCCTCTCCCACCCAGGACCAGCGCGACATATCCGGCCCCTCATCGGGAAGCAGCATATTGGCCCCGTGGACCCACTCCCACCTGTACGCCTCGTCGGTCACTATCTCCTTGGGCTCCACCAGGGGCTCCCCCGTAGCGGGATCGGTCTGCACCTCTGCAAGCGTGGCCCCGTCCGCGTCCTGTGCCGGTTGACCGTCCTCCCCGTCAACTATCACGGGATTTCCCGCCTCGTCGGTTTTGAACATCGGCTCACCGGCCCGTGGGTTGGGAACCATCTTGGGGTCGTAGACGCATTTCAACACTCCGATACGAAAGAAATTCTGCATGACGGCAAACTTGCCCGAGCGTTTCAGATTGTGGTCCTGGTCCCCGATAGCCTCCAGGACACTTTCGGCTACCCGCGTCTTGGACTCCTCCACGGGGTTATCCCGTCCCGGCTTGGGCCGCACGAAGAATTTAGGCCGGGTGTAGAAGAGATTGGGGAGTTCTGCCTTGAGCGTGGCCCAGAAGTGGTTGAGGACCAGTTGCCCCTCGGTCTCATCTCCGTGTTGCTGCCCGAGGACATACCTCTCGGACTCTTCCACCCGAAACTTAGTCTCCCACTCCTTGCGGATCTCCCGCGCCCGAGCTACCCGGCGCTTGTCGCGTTCAAGTAACTGGAGCTTTTCTTCCGAGAGCGGATTCTTCTCCTGGCCCTCGGGCTTTCCCGATTGGAGTTTAGCGGTTTTCTTTTTGCGCTTTGCCATTAGATTCTAAACGTCCTCTGATAATTCCTCTTTGTCCCGTCCTTCGCTTCCCGCTTCCACCAGTTAAACGTCCCTGGCTTGCCCACTTCCTTCTTGGGCTGGGGCTTGGGCGGGAATCGCTTCAGGAAGTATTTAAGATCGTCCCAGGCATGATTGTCCTTGTCAACTAACTCTTCCGGCTGATCCCGGTTGAGCGCGACCTTTGCCGAGAATTCCTTGTGCCTCTGCTGACCAATCTCCCAAATGAGCTTGGGGCAATCCGTGGTGATACGATACAGAGGATTCTGTGGGTCTTTCCAAAAATGACCGTGTAGCCACTCAGCCACCATGGTGTCCCCTCCCCTCTCGCCTTTCGTGAAATAGACCCCCTCTCGACGAAACAATTCAGCGATACTCTTGTTAGTGCCGTCAGACATGGGCTGATCTTCGGCGTAGATCGACGGGTCCGCGATCTTGAAACTCTCCCTGCCCGGCCACGGGTTGCCATGATATCTCCTCCCATCGGGCAGGGTTATATCGTTACCCTTGATTGCATCGGCCATCTTTGTAACTGCAATATGTGATCCGTAGATCTCCCACAGAGTGACGATATTACCGTCCCCGTTGATACCGTGGACATGATAGGAGGCAGGATTACGCCATCCATGGTCATAGCTTCCATAGAGTTTGTATCCCTCTGGTTCGAAGGGGTGAATGATAATTCGCCCCAACCCACACCACTGCTCCCACTCAGGGAATAGTCTTGTTCCACCCAAGGCGCCATATTGGATCTCCATTTCCTTTTGCCAGCGCGGATTCTTGAGTCCCCCACTGTATCCGATTAACGCCTTTTTCAACCAGACATCACCTTCTGGAGTCCCCGGCCTTTTATCTGGGGAAGCAGAATAGTGAAGTCTTAAAACTGGAATCCCGCTTGATGTCAGGCGTGGTTTAAGTCCCTGAGTAGACATTGCTTTCTATATTTCCTATGACTGACTCGCTCGCATTCCCGACAAGAACGATGACCCTTGGTGTCTATACGAGTATTATCTGGAGTATATGTATGACCATGGCGGCATTTGTTTTTCATCGCCCGTTGCTGATTCACTATCGCTGTTACCGGCTCCAGGTGCTCGGGGTTGACGCAACTCCTGTTATAACAGAGATGATCGAGTTGTAACCCTTCAGGAATATCACCCTTGATCCAGGTATAAAAAAGCCGATGTGACAACCAATATTTCCTGTTGTAATGAAACAGCCCATAGCCCTGGTGGTTTAATGATCCAAGATATTGCCAACATCCGTTTGATTGGATATTAACCTTTTGTTGAAACCTTCTGGCCGGTCCAATCTTTGTGACGAATTGATTATTCATGCTGCTTCAACCAAGTCTTGGAAACATCCTGGCTCCGCGCTTGTGAACGCGACATAATTCCCCCCGCCATTTACGCATGGGATCGCAGCGGTAAACGATTTATCGAATTCAGGCTGAAAAGCAGCCTCATCAGACACAACCACAGAGGGTGTATTGCTTCTGATTATTTCGCCCCCTTCCGGTATAGCCCAGATGTGAGATCCGTTCGGCCAATACAAGTGGCAATAGTTCCCCCCCTTCGGAAAGTCGATAGATTTAAGATGCGGAGGCATGTGCATTTCTATGAAAGAACATCGCGCTAACTGCGGCTCCTTGCCCGACACGCACACGAGATTAGCAGCATCGTCCTCCCGTTTGGATTGAGCCAGAATAAGTTGGTGAGGCCTGAATTTGGCTCTCCAGACGATGTAGATGCAAGCAAGCCACGTTGCCATTACCTGCCTAGACTTCTCACAGAAAAACATCCCCGTATCGTACAAAGCTTGAATCCACTCCCTGTCAAACTCCTCCACTGCATAAACCGCATCATCAGGCTTTATGATCTTTCCCGACACCAGTAAACAGTCAAAATACGCCCGCAGGTAAGGCAGATCCGGGAGAGGCTTCACCGGATTCTCGCTATCGTGCTCATCTTTGGTGAGGCACCGCTTGAACGCAAAGTGATGCGGCCAGCGCCTACACATCTCCTTGTCTATGACTTCAGCCTGGGTCATCTGCCTACGCCCATAAGTAAAAGTTGTTTTATTTTAGTTGCCGCTGCGACTACAGCCGACCATGCGCCAGATACCCAGCCTGCATCCACCCAAGAACCATCCACCCATCCGGTGCCAATAGCCATTATGCACCATCCCACGGGACACCGTTACCATCACCCACAACTTCGGCGTCGTTAATACTCTTAGTGTTGACGTCCAACTCGTTCGCCTTAGTAAAAACCATGTCGTCTGTTTTTGCTTTGATTTGCCCTGCCTCTGTGTCCACCGTGGCAAGATTAGCTGCGGTTGCGGCAGAGTCAGTTCCGCGCATCGCCGTAGTTGGAATTGCGTCAAGGCGCAGGTCCAACCGACCACCGTTGATCCAATCGGTCAAAGCCCCCATCCGAGCAACTGTTATCTCATTAGTATTCGCCAGTTTTGTATCCAGATCTAACCCGCCTGCATCACTTATCGGCAAGCCTCCGACACCATCGGCAGCAACGGCAGTGGTCGCCCCCTCCCAGATAATACCGGAGATCCTCGCAGGGAAGATATACTCGTCACCCTGTACTGATAAAACTACCGGCCCGATCCTTGCAGGCATGGTATCCTTATAATAGCTCTATGGCCCCGTTAAGCAGGGTCAGCGCCCGCTTGTCTTCCTTGTACCCGTGCATGGCGATATTCTCCGAGATACGCGATGCCGCGCTGACAAGCATCGCCTTGGCCTGTTTTGCCGTATCTGGCATGACTACATCTTTCATTGACGTTACCGCCGTGCTCCTTGGTCTACTTGTCCTTGCTTCTGCCATTATCGTTTCCTCCTTCTTCTCACCGAATATCCGTCTTAAAATAAAAGGCAACAGATTTTTCTGAGTAGCTTTCAACAAAGCATTAAACGCCTTCTCGTTATCTTTATTTGAAAGCATTAGTGCAATACCGACTCCTCCTTCTTCTTTGCCCTTTCCATCAGCTCCGTAATCTCCTCATCCGTACACAACTCGATCAGGGTATTCTTCTCGGTGATCTCCGCCCGTGAGTCCGGATTGCCCCGCGCAAGCTCCCTCATCCGAAACATCGTATCTAAGGTCTTGGCCCGAAACGACATGATCTTCGCTCGAGCCTCGGCGTCCAACTCCACGAGCAACTGGGCCTTGCACTTGGGACACTTGATCCTCTTTCGCCCGTATTCCTTATCCCCTAACGCCTTCAGGTCGGCTAGAAGCCCTTCCAGGCCGAAGTCCATCCCCTCGTCGATCCTCTTATCCGTCCCGAGATCAAAGATCCCCCTTAGAGCATTTCTCTCCATCCACTCAAGCGTTGCCGTCCCCTCCGCTATCTTCTCGGCCTCTGTTTTCTTGGGAGGCTTATCCTCTTTTATGTACTTAGCCATTAGTAAATAAATCCGTGGGATGATCCCAGTAATTCCCGTCTGAAAATCTCACCGTAACAATCTGCCTGTCCATGTTGTTATTTAGTGACGTGACGAAAGATCGAATGGAGTCTGCATCTTCAAAACTATTCGTCTCCCAATTCCACTCTGTTTTCCAGATAAGCCACTGCCCACCCTCCTCCACCGTGTACTGGACCGGATACCGCTCCTCCGCTGCCCGGTGATACCGAGGATCTAATTCAGCCACCAGTACGCCCCCCAGGTCATAAACATCGCCGCCACAAGCAAGACCGGCAAGATCCCGAAGATCCGGAAGTAGTTAAGGAAGAATTTCATATCGCCTTTTTCTTTTTCACAAAGTAAGATAAAAAAATTTCAGAGTGAGTTGGGGTATAGGATTAGAAAACATGGAACCAATTCCCCTGTGAGTCTTGAAGAAGTTTACCTTCGCAGAATCGCCACCATGCCCCAGAAGAGACTCCATCATGAAACCTATGTTGGTAGGGGTCAGGGTATCCCCAGCCTAGCCACCTGTGCATGAATCGCCTTATTCTATCCATGGTAAAAAATTTCTCCTGGCTAACACCACGGCTACATTTATGACCAGGCCGATTCGCTGATGCCCCCCCCTGACCTGTTTTATTTTGCCCCTCACTGTTTTTAGAGCCAAGTTTACATAATCATTTTTTATCAGACATAGAAAACTTAACGATTTCAACGATTACCTGAATAGAACAGTTACCAGTTGGTCAAATGTCTATATGTAGTGTCCTTGCCTAGGGGATGATTGCTGCGTTTTGTCCAGGTCTGGGCTGTTCTGCTGCTGGCCTCGTAAGGCACGCTCTCTCTCTCCTTGGCAGGACATATCAATCAGCCAGTCCTTCTAACCATGTTTGGATTGTAGACTTGAGTGCTGGCCTTGTTAATCATCTCCTGCCTTGCATCTTTCATTTGCTTGGTTAGCCATACTTTAATAAAGGGCTCTTCTGCATACCATAGCTGCCTTGGGTTGTTATCTCTTCTCTTTTTGTAGGCAGGAAAACCATGGAGCATCACATATCGCCTAACCACATGAATATCACGCCAGCTCATGCGATCACAGATTTCTTTTAATCCCCAGTAGACTTCCATAGAAGCTGAGTCCTTACGATAGATAGAGCATCCTTATAGAGGGAAATGAGAGTTGGTAGGATTTGGTCAGTGTGACAGCCACTGATAGCGTACCTCAGTTATTGACCTGTTGCCGTGATTTGCACGGGTAGCCAGGGAGGGCTTATAGGTCTGAGATAGTGGCG